TTGGATAATGGTAAATCTATTTCATATACTGGTGCGTCAATTTTTGGCAAAGCCATTTTATATCTCCTTAATCAAATCAATTTTATTAAAAAAGTTCGTCACCTGGCGCCAAACTATTTTTTGCCGGAATAACTTTTCCTTCATAAAGATTACTTAACAATGGTGCAGTGGGTATTGGTGAAACAAAATCATTAACACCCGCAGCAATTTCTGATGTAATAGATTGTAGTAAACTGGAACCCAATGCTTGAATTGAATTGTTTTGCCAGTATGTATAAGCAAACACCACAGTTAATTTATGATAACTTTCTGACGACCAATCTAAATCTAATTGATTAACTGCAATAGGGAAAGCATCAATCAAATTGATAGAATATATTTTTTTATTCTGTTGGTCGTATTGATTAACTTGTAATGTTGATGTATAATCAGATTTATATCTAAAATCAAATTTATAGGATGGGTTGATATATTCCATCCAAGCATCAAAAAATAACTTTTCTTCCATACTCTCAGAAACAATGAATGTCATGGTGATGTCATTGTATTGCGATTGATACGGATGTTTTTCTGTTGGATTAGTACCAAACTTTTGTTCGGTAGTAGCAAATGTTCTACTTGGTAATTCAGTAGATTCGCAACGCATCGACAATGTTCTACCGGTATTTCGGTACGGAAACAAAGTTAATGGAACGGGAATGTTTACATCAAACCGATTAGGTTTGGCTAAGTCTTTTACAAAACTGGCACGAAAATCGTTTAAGCTACTAGGCATTAACTTTTCCTTATTTCATTTACAGATTCTTGCCATACTTTCTGTGGTTTAGCACCTTTAAACAGTTGAGTAGGTAAGAATATTGCCACTTCCCACTCTTGTGGTTCAATGGTAAGTATTTTTGACTTTATTTGGCTAAATAAGTATCTTTTAATACACGGTCTAAACTCTTTAAACCGTCTGGAGGCCGTCAATATATCATAGGTGATGCGTAATCTTGTCGGATTGTTTTCATCGTCTAGGATGGCGTAATTTAACAGTTTGTCTAAAAATGCCACTCTGTACTTAATTGGTAAATAATGTAGATTCAACCCTAAAAATCCATCATCATATTTTTCCAATATTAATACCAGAGGAAAACGGTCATAATAAGGCATATCTGCCTTACCTTTTGGGTCATAAAAAAATTGGTATAATCTACCTTTAAACAACCTTCTAGTTTGTCTAAACCTTTCAGTAGCAATAGTTTTTGGAATTAATGAAGGATTTCTCAATTCACTAATTTTTTTCAAGAGCCATTGATATGATTCTTTGGACATCTTTTGCATTTGAGCTGCAGATAGTTGTTGCGATAGTGATGTAAGTTTAGAGGCCATAACGTTATTTAGTTGATTCCTAGGTGATGTTCAGTAAGAATTTTGAACTCCCAACCACGGTCAGCACAAAATTCTTCAGCTGCTTTCCATTTGGCTTGGTTTACTCCCCATGTTACCACTTCGTTTATGTATTGTTTAGTAATACGTTTTTTTTGTTGTGGTTCTTTGGTTTGTTTATCTGGTTTAACTTCAAGCATCATTGTTTTAAATTTATTGTCTTTGGTTTTTACCTTAACAATAAAGTCTGGAAAGTAACGGTGCCATTTGCCATCAACAGGAGATTTATAAGGTACAATGAGTTCTTCCGATTGCCAGGATACAACATCGGAATTACGGTCAAGCCAATCCATTACCTTCACTTCCCATGAGGATCGGTAGATGATGTTGGTATGGTCTCCAACATATTTTTGAGGGTATTTTGGTGTAAATCGTCCTGAATAAGCCATATAAATACTATGTATATTTCAATTTAAAGAGTTAATCAATGGCCGTAATCTCCATACCAACATCAGTTGCTGGCGTTTCTCTACCAGGTCAATTAGGTCAAATCGCTAAAGGTCCGCTTGCCGCTTTGTATGGTGGCAAAGGGGTACAAACTTTAAAATATCCTTCCGACCTTGCTACCGATGCTACCAAGAACCATTATGTACAATTCTCAATTAAAGAAGTTATACCTGCTGGTTATTCAACAACATCATCAACAATTCCTGGTCAAAGCATTGACCTCAATGGTATTTCTCAGGCAGCAGGAGCACTTGGTGGAGCAATAGCTGACGGAATTAAAGGTGCCGCTGGTGGTTCTTCTGAAACCACACAAAATTTTGTTAATGCGGCCACAGAAGGAATTGGTAAAGGATATGAAAAGATTGGGGAATATATTCCTACATCACTACAAATTTCACCCACCACAACACAATCAAAAGCATATATTTCTTTATATATGCCCGACACATTAACGGCAACGTATTCAGCCGATTGGCAAGAAATGAGTTTAGGTGACATGGGCGCTACACTATCTTCACTAAGAATGATTGACCAATTAGCTACTAATGCAGGACAACAAGGAACTTTTTCGTCTGGAGATTTAAAAAAGAGTTTAGGTAATTTAGCATCAACCGATCCAGCAGTTACAGCTTTAGTTTCAAACATAATGGGCGCAACAGGTGTTGATAGTAAACTTGGACTTGATGCTAAAGTAATTGGTGATGTTGTATTAAAAGGTAAAGGTTATGCAATTAATCCTCAATTGCAAATGATGTTTAAAGGTGTTGGTTTTCGTAGTTTTCAATTATCTTTTATGTTTACACCAAAATCATTGGATGAATCTCAAGAAGTTGACACTATTATTAAAACATTTAAATATCATTTTTCACCTGGTCTACAAGCAGGCAAAACAGATTCTACACAAAGTATGTTTTTGACTTCACCTTCAATATTTAATGTAAACTTTAAAATTGGTCAAAATGAAAATCAATATGTACCAAAGTATGGTGATTGTGTTTTAACTGATATTGATGTTAATTATGCTCCAAATGGATTTGCTGCACACGAAAATGGCGCACCAGTACAAACAACATTAAATTTAACATTTAAAGAAATTGTTATTGTTGATAGAGATAAAATTGCTAGAGGAACTTTAAGATAATGTCATATTTTAATACTTTACCAAAAATTTTAACTAACGACAATAAAAATAATGCTATTGTTTTAACCAATATTATGGCTAGAGAAGAACTTGTACAAAATTTGATGACAAACCCTTTAATGTTTTATGAGTATAATATACAAGATGGTGATACACCAGATATTGTTGCTTCCAAATATTATGGTGATTCATATCGATATTGGTTAGTTCTGTTTTCAAATCAAATATTAGATCCACAATGGGATTGGCCTTTATCTTCTCAACAATTTACATTATATTTAAATGATAAGTATTCTGTTGCGGCTAATGCTAATACCGTTTTGTCATACACATCTTCAACAGTATATGAATATCGTAAAATTATTACAACAATTGACCAAACCACATTGAAAACAACATCAAAAACTTATGTGGTTGATGAACCAACATATTTGGCATTAATTCCTTCATCAAAAACAGTAACATTTCCTAATGGCACATCAGCAACAGAAACAATTACAAAAGAATCTGTTAACATATATGATTGGGAAGTTGAACAAAATGAAGCAAAAAGAACTATTAAATTAATAAATGCAATATATGCACCGCAATTTGAAAGTCAATTTAAATCATTAATGGGTACATAAAGTGGCAGATATATCTACTTCAGCACCAACGCCAGCTGGTGTATCATATCCAAAAGACTATGCGTTAATAAATTTAACTTTACTATCAGCATCTGATAGTATGGACATGAAAAATTTATTGACCGAACTATCATATCAAGAAGATTTGTTTAATAACACAGCATCAGGTTATTTGATGGTGGTGGACTCTATGGGATACATTGAAACACTAAACCTTACTGGTAATGAATATTTGCGTATGACGTTTGGTAAAACCAATCAAAATTCTAATTGGATTGATAAAATATTTCGTGTTTATAAAGTTGATAAAAGACGGCCAGAGGGTAAAGGCGACACAGAATCTTATTCTTTATATTTTTGTTCTGAAGAAATGTTATTGTCTGAGCAATATAAAGTAAGTAAATCATATCGTGCTAAAAGTATTTCCGATAATGTTATTGATATT